CGTCGTCGAACGCTGCGTCTACAAGGATGGCTCGTCCCTCATCCCCCTGGGTGTTCCCCAGGCGGTGGCGGACGAGTTCGTCACGGTGGTTCGGTTGTTCATCAACTCGAGCCTCTGTCAGCAGTCCATGAAGTCCGGCTACGCGCCGAACTGACTTCCGAGTCTCAGACTCGTTGGTCTCCTCCGGCGCCTTAGGCGCCGGTGTCTGCTTTCTTGTAGAGGATACACATGCTTCTCGGTCATCTGTCGGAAGTTGCCCTCACCCTGTGTGAGGACCTGAACTCTCCACGCTCCCTCGCGGTCGCCTTGTGCGTCCGTTATGAGGCGTGGAATGCCCTGGTTAGCCTTCGGGCGCCGGAGCCGACCGACGTCACGTTCGATCTGCGAGGCCTCACAGCCTGGCGGTACTCGGACGCGACGTTTCGCGGTGATGTTGTCGCTACTGACCTCCTTCGGAAATGTGCCGGTCTCCCGACTGGTGTTGATCTTAAGGCAGCGGCAGAGACACTCGCCGTCCAAGTTGAAGAAACCTGCGAGCGTTCCAACGCCCGCATGAGAGCCGTGCTTTTTGAGATGGCTCCCATTGACATCGCTGACGAGCCCGTGAGGGCGTTCTTCAAACGTGTCAAGGGTCGCGTCCACTCCGTCCTGCGGTCACCGCCGGATGAGATGGATCTCGATATTCGCTTCGGACCTGGTTCGACGTTCAGTGACGCGTCGCCACGGAACCTTGTGGCCGACAAAATTCAATCGTCGACTAGCTCACGTACTAATTTTCTTCCTCTAGGTTGTCACCTTAATTGGTTGGCATCCGCCTGGGGGCGGGCGTGGGCTACTGATCCAACTATTCGCACCATGGACCCTGAGGTCGTCCGCGGAAACCGCTTCACAACGGTTCCCAAAGACTCAACCAAAGACCGTGGTATTGGCATAGAGCCATCCCTGAACGTCTCTTTCCAGCTCGCGCTGGGGAAGGTCATAAGGGGGAAGCTACATCGCCATGCGAATCTTGACCTTGTTCGGGGTCAGGAGCTTCACAGGCAGCTAGCCCGTGAGGCGTCAGTGCGAGGTCATCTCGCAACGTTGGACCTCTCGAATGCAAGCGACACCATCTGCCGAGAACTCGTTCGTTTCCTCCTCCCTTCCGGGTGGTGGAGACTGATGAGCTCTCTACGATCCCCCCTCACAGAAATGCGTAAGGGGACATGGCGGTACTTGAGCAAGTTCTCTTCCATGGGGAACGGTTACACTTTCGAACTTGAGACGCTCATTTTCTGGGCTATCTGTTCTGAGGTGTGTGCCAGCAATGGCATTCCGTTCTCCTCGGGGGTGAACCTTAGCGTCTATGGGGATGACATGATTGTCCCCGTCGGAGCTGCTCAGGGTGTTCTCGCGGCTCTCACTTGGGCTGGCTTCTCGGCCAACCAAAAGAAGAGTTTCACACGGCCTAACGGCCGTTTTCGCGAGAGTTGCGGAGGAGACTACTTGTCTGGTCTGGACGTACGTCCCTATCAGATTAAGGAAATCCCTCATGAACCGCAACACTGGATCGGCTTGGCTAACGGACTTTCTCGCTTGGGTCGTGCAAACGGCCACCATTTTGGGAGCGGCAGTCCTTTTTGGCGTTCTTGGCTTCGCGCTTTGGATGCTTTACCAAGTCATATCCGTAGGTTACGGGGCCCTTTACACCTAGGGGACATTGTTATTCATGACCGCGACTTCCGGGTAACCGGGTCTGTTCGGGTTATGGACGGCTGTCTCCAGGTGAAGAGCTATGTACCTGTCCGGGTTCTACTCGGTTGGGATCATTGGCGCCCTGAAACCGTCTTCGCTTGCGCCCTCTATGGCATACGGTCCAACTCTGAGTCAGACAGCATCAGAGTTGGGGAGCATGAGAAGCTCGCGGCAATTATCGATTCTGGGGGGTTAACTCCTCGTGGCGGTGTTGTCGGCTATAAGCCTAAGTGGGTAGG